CTTGCGTGGGAAAAGACACGGTGCCGCCGCGGCGGCATACGCACGCGCGGGCCTGCTTTTGGTGTCGGCATTTCAGCGAGCGGGGCGGCCAATCGGCGTGCACCCATCCGGCCTATGGGGTGCCGACCCCCTGGCGCGAGGCGATCCGCGACGGCCAGCCGTGCGGTGGGGCGAATGCGCCGTTGTGGGTGGCGCGTCATGGCTGAGCCCTGGGTCGAAAAGCGCGAGATTGGGCCGTGCACGTTGTATTTGGGGGATTGCCGGGACATCGCCCCCCGCCTCGATGCGCCCGACCTGGTCTACACCTCGCCCCCGTATCTGAATCGCCGTACCTACGGCAAGGCGCGGATCGGTTGCTGGGATGATCTGGTGCCGCCGGCGATTGCCGCCATTCCGCGCAAACCGTCTACGCAACTGTTGATCAACCTGGGGCTGGTGCGCATCCACACGGTCGTCCCGTACTGGAACACGCTGATCGCGCGCCTGGCCGCCGATGGGGTCGGCTTGCGCGACTGGTATGTCTGGAACAAGCAAACCCCCATGCCCGGAAACTTCTCCGGCAGGTTGTGGCCGCAGCATGAGTTCATTTTCCATTTCGGTACGCAACCGGGCTATCTGCGCGCGACGGTGCCATGCAAAACAGCAGGTGCCGCTGCAAAAAAGAATGCCCACCGTTATCCGAACGGCAGCGTGAAACTGCGCTCGAACATGGAGCCGACACGACCCAACCGAGTCCTGGGGTCGGTGATCTGCGCAGAACCGGAGCAAGGGCGAATCCGATCGCACCATCCTGCCGTGCAATGCCAATCGGTGCCCAGTCAGTTGCTGGCCGCCTTCGCGCCGCAGCGCATACTAGATCCCTTCGTGGGCTCAGGCACCACGTGCGTGGCCGCCATGGCGCTGGGCATCGCATCCGTCGGCATAGAGATCGACCCCGCCTATTTCGCCGTCGCGTGCGAGCGCATCGCCCGCGCCTGGGCGGCCCACTCATGACCGACCCCCGCGCCCGCTACATCCGCGACCACGCCCCGACGTTGCTGTTGGTGCAAGCCAGCCGTGCCGAGCCCGGCGCCAAGCTGGATCTGGACGCCGCCATCCGCCACGCCGCCGCGCTCTATGACCGGCTCACCGTCGCCGGCTACACCGCCGACAGCCGCCCGGCCGCCGACACCGCGCGCGTCGCCAAGACCCGGTCTACCGTCGATCACCGGGCCGCCCTCAGTCCCGAGCAGGCGGCCGACTTCGACCGCTTCTATCAGGTCTATGGGGTGCTGAAGGGCAAGCAGCGCGCCGCCGCCCGCTGGGCGGAACTGGCGGCCGATGCGGCTTTGAGGCAGCGCATCATCAAGGCCGCCGCGCAGGACGCGGCGACCCCGCGGCCGGCCGATGCGGTGCGCAAGTACCCCGAAGGCTGGCTCAGTGAACGGCGCTGGGAGGATCAGCCGCTGTCCGGCGAGCCGGCCAGCGCCGATCCGGCCGCCGCGCGCGCGGCCGAGGTCCGCGAGCTACTGGCCGAACGGCGCACCGTGGCCGCCCTGTATCAGGCGCATCCGGACCCCGCGCTCGGCGTGCAGTTGGCCGGGCTGGACGCCAGCCTCGCCGCGTTGGGGGTGACGGCCGACCTGCGCGCCGTGGCCGCCGCCCGGTCCGTTCCCGCGGGCCTGACGCAGGTGGCGGCGCTGCTGGGGCGCGGGGTCATCGCCGCCGCCGGCACGCGGCCGGCGGAGGACCACGATGCCGCGTGACCCGGTGCGCTACGGGGATCTGCCGTTCGCCGAGGCGATTGCGTTCCTTACGGACAAGATCGACCTGGCCACGGAGCATTGGGACGACATCCGCGGCGAGGAGAACGACCATAGTTTCATCGTCGCCGGGGCGGCCAAGGCGGACCTGTTAGCCGATCTGCATGGGGCGGTGCTGAAGGGCCTGGCGCAGGGCACCACCATTGAGGAGTTCACCCGCGACTTCGAGGCCGCGGTGGCCACCCACGGCTGGACCGGCTGGACCGGCAGCGACACCGCGCAAGGCCGGGCCTGGCGCACCGCGACGATTTACGAGACCAATCTGCGCACCAGCTACCAAGCCGGGCGGCGGGCGCAGCATGTGGCAGGGGCGGCCCAGCGGCCGTACCTGCAATATCACCATGCCGATGGGTCGATCCATCCGCGGCCGTTGCATGTGAGTTGGAACGGCAAGATTCTCGCGGCCGATGATCCGTGGTGGGACAGCCATTACACGCCCAATGGCTGGCGCTGCCGGTGCTACATCACCAGCCTCGCCGACCGCGACCTCAAGCGCCTGGGCAAGACCGGCCCCGATCCCACCCCGGACGATGGCACCTACATCCACAAAGACCGCCAGGGCCGCGAGCACGTGCTGCCGGCGGGCATCGACTACGGGTGGGACCATGCGCCGGGAGCGACGCGCAACCTGGTCAAGGAGGTCCAGGCCAAGGCGGCGGGGCTGCCGGGGGGGATTGGGCGGGACCTGCGGGCGGACGTGGCGCGGTTAGACCGGCCCACCTTCGCGTTCTGGGGCGCGCGGCCAGGACTCGCGGACCTCCCGCCGGCCACTATCACCGCACTCAGTGGCGTCGAGTTCGGGGCTGATCTGACCCGCCCGCAGTTGGCGCTGCACGCCGATGCGTTGCTGCGGGGGTGGCAAGGCGGGGCCGGGCTCTACAACACAGACACCGGTTGGATGCTCGGCATCAATAAAACCAGTCGCAAGAAGATGGGAGATAACGCCGGCCAGGCCGCGGCAGACTCCAAGATTGTGGCCGGGTTAGGCGATGTGGTCCGCCATGCGGTGGTGGCTGAGCGTCATCCCGATACCGCGCACCACAACCCGTTGGTGAAGGCGATCCTGCGGCTCTACGCGCCGGTGACGATTGGTCGGAGCGCGTATCGCGTCAAGTTAACGGTGAAAGAGTATCAGGCGGGCGCCCCGATCCTGCATGCCCTGGAGTCGGCGGAGATAGAGAACGCCCCGCCGGGGATCTTCCCGACCTCTACCGCTGCGGCAGGACAGTCAGGCCAGCCGACCACGGGGCGCCTCATGAGTATAGCGGACCTGTTACGCGGCGTGACAACGCAAGATGGAACGCCGGTGATGCAGCGATGAATGTCAATCGACCGCGATGCGATGACGACAACGATCATGCGGGAGCCCCCTGATGGCCGGCGCCGGTCTCCACCTCGAGGTCAAGGTCGACGACGCCGAACTGCGCGCCAAGCTGGCGCAGCTCATCCGTAAGTGCCGCCACCCGGCCCCGGCGCTGGAGGAGATCGGCGAAGTGCTGTGGAAGAGCACGCGCCAGCGCTTTGAGACCGAGAGCGGCCCGGACGGCGCCAAGTGGGCGCCCAACAGCGCGGTCACCCTGGCGCGTAAGCTCGGGGTGATCATGGGCAAGAAGAGCAACGTGACCAAGTCCGGGGGCCTGAGCGCGCGCGGACGCCGCGCGGTGGGGGTGCAGAAGGTGCTGACCCAGAGCGGCATCCTGGCCGACACCATCGCCCGGCAGTTGATCGACGGCGGCCATGGGGTGGAGGTCGGCACCAACCGGGTGTATGGCGCGGTGCAGCAGTTCGGCAACCCGGCCAACCGCTTTTACAACACCCCCGGCGGCGCCCCGGCGCCGATCCCGCCGCGGCCGTTTTTGGGCATCTCCGACGAGGATCGGACGCGGATCATCGAAATTCTTGAGGACTATCTGCGCCCCTAGCGCCTGACCATGGTGCGCACGTGTTGCGCACCTAGCTAGCAGCCCGCGACAGCCGCTCGGGGTACCATCGGAGCGGTTTTGCCGGCGGGCCGTCTACGGCCTTCCTAGCGCCGCTGTCGCGCGCGGGCACGGCAGCGCAATAAAGGGCGTTAGTCGCCCCGACCGGACAGCGCGCGCACCATGCGCCCATGTCGCACCCCACCCATCCCCCCAAGCACGCGCCTCTCCCCCCCGGCAATCCGGCCGGGGGGCCAGTGGTGATGCAAGCCGAATGCTGTCGTGAGCTGCCGCTGGTCGATGGCGCACCGCCGGCCCGGTTGTTGCTGGCGCCGGCCGGCCCCTTTGTGGGGCGCGACGGCCGACGCTACCGGCTGGACGATCCGCCGGCGTTGGCGGCGGCGCTCAATGCCACGGGCGCCGATCTGCCGGTGGACTGGGAGCACGCTACCGAATTGCTGGCCCCGCTGGGGCAACGCGCCGATGCCGCGGCCTGGCTGTCGGATTTCCGTGCCGACCCCGAGGGCATGACCGCGGCGGTGGCCTGGAATGCCCAGGGCGCCGACTCGGTGCAGTCGCGCGGTTACCGCTACTACTCCCCTGCGTATTACGTCGCCGCGGATCGCTCGATCACGGGGCTCAGCTCGGTCGGGCTGACCAACAAACCGAATCTGCGCCAGTTGCCGGCGCTCAATAGCGAGAACTCCACTATGCCGGACCTCCTCCCCGCGCCTTTGGCGCACGCGCTGGCGCTGCCGGCGGACGCTGACGCGGCGACCGCGGTCGCGGCCGTGAGCGCCTTGCAGACTGAGCTCAATGCCCTGCGTACGGCGACCCCGGACCTGTCGCGCTTTGTCCCCCGCGCGGATTACGACACCGCAATCAACCGCGCGGCGGCGGCCGAAACCGCGTTGCGCACCGCGCAAGCGGCAGAGCTCAACCGGCAGATCGATGCGCTCCTGGAGCGCGGTCTGCGCGAGGCGCGCATCACGCCGCCCACGGTGGAGTATCACCGGGCGCAGGCGCAGTCGGCGGGCGGGCTGGAGCGGTTGACCGCGTTCCTCGCCGCCGCGCCCGCGGTGCTGGACCCAGAGACCCGGACGGTGAAGCCGCCGCAGGGTGCGGCGGAACTCAATGCCGAGCAGCGGGCCATCATGGACGCGTTCGGTAACGCGCCTGAACTGCTGGCGAAATACGGAGCATCGGCATGACTGCGCTGACTCAAGGCCGCAATGCGCCGCGCATTGCCGGCGGTTCGTTCAACGGCCCGGTGGCCGCGGCGACCACCTGTTTCGAAGGCGGTCTGGCCTGCCGCGATGCGGCCGGCAACCTGGTGCCGGGGTCGACCGCGCTGGGGCTGACCGCGGTCGGCGTGTTTATGGACCGGGCGGTCAATGCGGGCGCGGCGGCGGCGCTCACCGTCGACTATGACGCCGGGGTGTTCGCGTTCGAAAACGCGGCGGCGGCCGATGCGATCACCAAGGCCGACATCGGCGAGCTGGCGTGGATCGTCGACGATCAGACGGTGGCCAAGCGCCAAGCCGGTACGCGCTCGGCGGCCGGCCAGATCGTGAACGTGGATGCGCAGTGGGTGTGGGTGGCGGTGGGCTGGACCCCGCCCGCGCGCGCCCAGGCGATCACCTTCGGGGCCCTGAGCAACACGGCGGCCGACGCCGCGGTGCTGCGCTGGGTGGCACCGTTCGCCGGGACCATCAGCAAGGGCTTCACCGTGCTCAACGCGGCGCTGGCCGGCGGCGATGCCACGCTGACACTGAAGATCGGCGCCACGGCAGTGACCGATGGCGTGATGACGGTGACGCAAGCCAGTTCGGCCGCCGGCGATGTGGACACCTGTGTGCCCAGCGCCGCGGCGACCTTTGCCGCCGGGGACGTGCTGTCGGTGACCGGCGGCGGGGCCTCGACCGCGACCTCGACCAGCACCGTGGTGCTGCTTGTCACTCCGCACGCGTAGGACCATCCGATGATCATCAACAAAACCAATATCGAGGAGGTCTTCCGGAACATCCGGGCGACCTTCAACGCGTCGCTGGAAGCGACCGAAACCCAGTACGGGCGGTTCACCACCACCATCAACACGGCGCAGATCACCGAGGCGATGGACTGGGTTGGCAGCTTGCCCAACTGGCGCAAGTGGGTCGGCGACAAGGTGGTCAACGCGCTGGCCGGGTTCACTTACAGCCTGACCTGCGAGCCCTACGAGTCGACCATCGGGGTGAAGAAGCGCGATCTGGAAGCTGATCGGCTGGGCATCTATCGCACCAAGGCGACCGGCCAGGGCGAATTGGCCGCGTACTTCCCCGACGAGCTGGCCGGGGCCGCGCTCAACGAGGCCTTTACCGGCCTGTGCTTTGACGGCAAGCCGTTCTTCGCCACCGACCATCCGACCACGGGCAAGAACGGCAAAGCGGCGACTTACAGCAACAAGGGCACGGTGGTGCTGAGCGCGGCCACCCAGGCGGCGGCCATTGCCAGCCTGGGCGCGGGGCTCAAGGCGCTGCGCACGATGAAGAACGACCAGGGCCGGCCGGTGCGGGTGCGCAACATCGTGCTGCTGGTGCCGCCGGCGCTGGAAGACGTGGCCATGGTGTTGGCGATGAACGATCGGCTGGAGGACGGCAAGCCGAACCCCTACAAGGGCCGCATCACGGTGGTGATGTGGGAGGAACTGACCAGCGAGACCGCGTGGTATCTGCTGGGCGAGGCCGGGGGCATGCGCGCCTTGGTGCTGTTGCAGCGTCAGGCGCCGACCACCGCGCAGGTCACCGATCCGAATGACTCGCACGTGGTGATGACCGGCGAGTTCCTGTTCTCGATCGAAGCCGATGCGGTGGTGGGCTATAGCTTCCCGCAGCTCGCCTGGGCCTCGACCGGCGCCGGCTGAGATGAGCTACACCACCCGTGAGGCGGTGGCCAACCGCCGCGGCACCCTGCCGCTGGAAGCCTACGGCGACGCCGATGCCGATGGCGCCGAGGACCCGGCGCGGGTGGCCGCGACCATCCTGGAGGTCGACGCGCTGATCGACGGCGCCTTGGTCGGCCGCTGGCCGAGCGCGGTCGGCACGGCCGCGCCGTTGCTCGGGATGATCGCCGTGGATCTGGTGATCGACCGCCTGGCGGTGGGCTTGGCGCGCACGCTGGAGATCGAGGAGGCCGGCCGCGCGGCGATGCGGCGCCTGCTCGACATCGCCGAGGGGCGGCTGGACCCGCGCCCGCCGGAGCCGGGCGGTGCGGTGGCGCCGGAGCGCGCCGGCAGTGCGCGCGCCTGGGTCGGCGACCAGCCGCTGACGCGGGCGGCCTTGGGCCGGGTGCTGTAGGCCGCGCCCATGACACAGGTGCGCATCCCGTATCCGGCCGCCGCGCCCGGCGAGTTGGGGCCGGTCAGCTTGAAGATCAGCCTGGTCGATGCGGCCGGGGCGCCAGTGCTGGGCTTCGCGCAGGAGGCGCTGCGCCACGTGCTGGTCCGCCGCGACCTGACGGCGGATGCGCTGGTGGACCTGCCGCCCAACGCGGGGCTGGCGCTGCCGGAGGGGGCGCCGAGTTATTACGCGATCGAGCTCGCCACCCCGCGCTACACCACGCGCTATCGCATCGAGGTGCCCGACAGCGCGCAGGTGCAGGAGCTGCGCGCGCTGGTGGCGGCAGCCCCGCTGGCCACCGGGCCGCAGGGGCCGGCGGGGCCGATGGGGCCGGCCGGGCCGGCCGGGGCCGCCGGGCCGATGGGGCCGCCCGGCGCGGACGGGGACATGCAGGCGGTGCTCTACGACCCGCGCGGCGTGCGCGCCGACGTGTTCGCTGCTGAGAACCTGATTGGGGCAATCGACGGCGGCGTTTTCTGATTGATGAGGACCTGATTCATGGCACGTATTCAACTGCGCGGCGGCCTCAAGTCCGCACTGCCGAACAGCAGCCTGTTGGCGCGCGAGCCGCTGGTCACGACCGACCGCGGCACGCTGCACCTGGCCACCGGGGGCACCACGCGGATCCCGGTGGTGCCGGCGCTCGACGATCTGGCCACCATCCCCGCGGTCGATGGGGCCGCCGACTTCCTGCTGATCCACGATGCTTCGGGCGCCGGCCAGAAAGAGACCAAGATCACCGTCAACGCGTTCAAGACGGCGCTCAACATCCCGGCCAGCTCGACCGATGAGAAGGTGGCCGCGGTGGCCGGCGGGACGGCCGGCTATCTGTGGGGCACCGACGGCAGCGACGGCGTGCTGCGCGGCTCGGCCTCGATCGCCCTGACCAAGGATGCGGGCAATGCGTTCATGGCGTTGGCGGTGGATGTGATCGACGGCGGGACCTTCTAGCCCATCATGGCGCAGCGGATTCGGGTCAAGCGCGGGACGCGCGCCCAGCTCGCGGCGGCGGCGGCGGCGAACGCCCTGGCGGCCGGCGAGCCGTATTTGATCACCGATGAGGGCGTGCTGGCGGTCGGCACGGCCGCCGGGGCCTATGCCGACACCGGCGCGAGCGCGGTATGGGTCGGCCTCAGCGCGCCCACGGCCGCGGCCTATCGGCTGTGGTTCGACACCTCCGACCCGGCGCTGGTGCCCGGCGGGCTGTGCCTGTATGTGCGCGATCCCACGACCGGTCAGTGGCTGCCCAGCCTGGCCGATGCGCTGCTGTTGGGGGTGCCCACGCAGTGGTATTGGCCCGCCCTGTTCGCCCCGGCAGTCGCGGTGCCGGCGACCAGTGCGGCGCCTGGCACACGCGGGCAGACGGCCTGGGATGGGATCTATCGGTATGTCGCGGTCGGCACCGCGGTGTGGATGCGCCAAGCCCCGGAGCGCATGTGGCCGGCGATTGACGGGGCGCCGACGCCGACCGCCCCCGGCACGGTGGGCGATATCCGCCTGGTCGCGGGGTATCTGTATGAATGCCTGGCCAGCGCCCAGTGGATTCGCTGGGCGGTGGAAACGGTCTGGAGCGACGCGGCGCTGGCGCCGCAGTCGGTGGGTTGGCCCGGCGGGGCGGCCTGGACCGCGCCGTATTGGTATCGCTATGTCGGCGCGGCCTGGGTTCGGGCCGCGGCGGAATTTACGTTTTAGGAGCGCCGCCGGATGGCAGACAAACTTGGCTTGATCGACCCGGACACCGGGGCCGCGGCCCCGGTGAAAGCGGCCGGCTATGCGCTGGCGGTGCAAGAGAACGTGATCGACCAGCAGACGGCGCTGGGTCTGAACAGTGCCGCGTTCGAGCCGGTCTCAGCGTTTGCTGATGCGGCAACGGCCAGCATTGCGCGCGCCGCGGTGACCTGGCAGAACATCGCCGATCTGAAGCTGTTGCACGCCGACGCACAGGGTGAGCTGGACCCTGTGGGCGGGGCCAATTTGCGCACGCTGCCCCCGCCCTATGCGACGTTGCTGACCGCGGCCCTGCCGATCGTCAACAGCACCGCGCCGACCGTTATCGCGTCCATCACACCGCCGACAGGGGTGGCCCCCACGGTCGGCGAGGCGGTCACGATCCTCTGTGTCGGCAGCTATTTCAACACCACCGCGGCGGGTGCGACCTCGCAATTCACCCTGTCGATCGCGCTCGGCGGCACCGTGGTGTTCCAGGACGATGTGAGCAACATCAATGCGCACGCCTCGCAGCGGCCCATGATCATCGAGCTGCAACTGATTCGGGCGGGCGCGGCCACGGCCGTGCTCTATGGGCAGGCCATCGTCAGCGTGGGGGGGCCGGCCGCCGTGGGCTTCGGCGATCAGAGCACGCTGATCAGTCGCGGCAATCCGCTGGTGGCGCCGGTGATCCAAGGCAGCCTGCTGACCTATGACTGGAGCAATCCCCCGGCGATCACGATCACGCTGGCGCTCGGCACCGCGCACGCCGAACACCAATATAACCGTGGGTTCGTGCGGGCCTATGCCGATCGGCTGCACGTGATCGAGGCCACGCCCACGCGCGCGGTGCTCAGCCGCGACACCACGCGGGCGATCGAGGGCAGCGCCTCGCTGCGGGCGGTGATCACGGCCGACGCGCGGCAGACCAACGATGCGGCGTTTATCTTGGGGCCGAGCGTGACGTTGACTGCCGGTCGCCAATATACGCTGTCGCTCGCGGTGTACGCGGAGCGCGAAGGGCTGCTGTTCCCCCGTTTCGGCAGCCAGATCAGCGGCGGCTTGTTCTGCGGACCGGGCTGGAACAAATTGCTCTGGACCTTCACCAGCACGGCCAGTGAGACGGTGCAACTACGCTTGGATGTGGGCGCGATGTTTACCAGCACGATCAACATGGATCGGATCATGCTGTTCGCGGCCAATGCGGACGTGTTCCGCCGCGACTTCGCCAAGGCGGTGGTGGTGGTGAATGCCACGCCCACCAGCCGCACGATCGCGCTGGGCGGCACGTTCCAGCGCATTGCGGGCACCCAGGACGATGTGAATAACGGCGCCGTGCTGACCGAGGTCATCGTGCCGGCCTACGACGCCGCCATCCTCGTGCGGCCGCAGAGCTAAGCGATGGACCTGCCAGCCAATCCCCAACCAGGCGACCGCCTTAACGTCGGCCAGCGGATGCTGGAGTGGACCGGCGCGCGGTGGGTGCTGGTGGCCGAGCAGGGCACGTTGATTCCGGGACCGGCGGGTCCGGATGGGCCGGCAGGGCCGGCAGGACCCGAGGGGCCGCCCGGCCCCGCGGGCGCGCTCGACGCGCCCTATCACTGGGAGCAATCCAGCGGCAGCGGCACCTGGACCAAGCCGGCCGGCGCGTACCGGACCGCCATCATCACGCTGAGCGGCGGCGGCGGCGGCGGCGGTCGGGGCTATGCCCTGGGCGCGGCCGGCACCGCGGTGTCGGGCGGCGGCGGGGGCGGCGGCGGGGGGTGGACCCAGATCGTGGTGCCCTGGGAGACGCTGCCGGCGACGCTGGCGTGGAGTGTCGGGGCCGGCGGCGCGGGCGGCACCGCGGGGGCGGGCGGCGCCGGCGGGGCCTCGAAAGTCGGCACCTGGCGGGCCGGCGGCGGCGGCGGCGGCGGGGCCGGTGCGACCGGCATCGCCGCGGCCGGGGCGGCCGGGGCCGCGGTGTTCACCGGCGGGATGGGCGGGTCCGGGGCCAGCGGGGCGGTCGGCAATACCGGCAATTACGGTGTCGGCCTGGCCAGCGGCGGCGCCGGTGCCGGCGGCGGTCTGGCGACCGCGCCAACGGCGTACCGCGGCAATGTCGGCCGCGCCGCGGCGCAGTATGTCCTCACTGATGGCAGCGATCAGCCGGTGATTGCGGGCGGCGCCTATGGCGATGTCGGGGTCGCCGGCACGGCGGGCGGCAGTGCGGTGCTGGCGACGCCCTTTGTGGATGCCGGCGGCGGCGGCGGCGGCGGCGGGGGGTCGAGCCTCAGCGCCAACGGCGGGGCCGGCGGGGCCGGCGGAGCGGGCGGCGGCGGCGGCGGCGGCGGCGGCGCGGCGATCAGTCCGGCGCTGCCGGGGGCCGGCGGGGCCGGCGGGGCCGGCCGCGTGGCGATCGACGGGATCTAGCCGATGAGTGTCTTAGTCGACATCGAAGACCGCTTGCTGGCCCGCGCCGCGCAACTGCTGGGGCCGCTGCTGCGCGCCTATGTGCCGCTGCCCGGCGGCTTCGGGGAATTGGCCGCGGTGCTGGCCGCGCACGGCGCCAAGCCGCCCTGCGTGCTGGCGGTGTGGCGCGGCAGTGCCCGCCCGCCCGACCGCATCCGCGACGGCCGCGTGGAAGGCCCGCCGGGGGCGCGCTTCACCTCCTCCTGGTCGCTGGTGGTGCTGACTCAGGCGAGCGCCGGGGAGTTGGTGCGGCGGCGCGGCACCGCGGCGGCGCCGGGCGCCTTGGCGTTGGCGGAGGCGGTCGCGGTGGCGCTGCACGATCACACGCTGCTTGGCATCGGCACGCTGACGGTGACCGGGCTGGCGCCGCTGGAGGGCACGGCACTGACAGAACTGGCCGCCACGCTGGTGGAGGTGCAGGTGGCGTTGACGCACGACCTGGCGGAGACGCTGCCGGACAACCTGGCCGAGTTCGCCCACTTTGCCGCGGACCTGGATCTGGCGCCGGCCGATGGCACGACCGAGGCCGGGGTGACGCTGGTGCGGGTGCCGCCGGACGCGTTTGCACCATGAAGAGTTTGCAGTTGCGCGGGCAGACTCCGCAGTACGTGCTGTACCGCCAGCCCATGACCGGCGTCATCCGGGTGTGGCCGCCGGCCCCGCGGGTGCCGGTGCGGGTCGGGCCGGCGGCGGCCGGTCCGCAGGTGTTGGCGCCGGTGCGCCTGGCGCCTGGCGGTACGGTGTTGCGCACGGCGCTGGTCGCGCCGGCGGCGGACGGCCCGCGGCCGGCGCTGGCCGATGAGCTGGGCGCCACGGTGCGCGCGCCCGGCACGGTGGCGGCGATCAGCGGGTTATGGACGGCGGTGGCCAGCGTCGCGGCGCCCGCCGGGCAGGCGCTGCTGCCGGCGGCGGCCGGGCTGCCGCAGGGGGCGCTGCTGGCGGTGCGCGATGGCGCCTGGGCGGTGACGACGGCCGCCGGCTGGGCCGCGGTGGGCACGCTGCCGGGCGGTGACCCGTTTCCGGACCCGGCCGGGCTGCCGGATGGGGCCATGGTGACGGTGCGTGACGGCGTGTGGATGGTGGAGACGGCGGGCGGGTGGGTGCCGACGACCGGGCGGCCGAGCGCGGCGGCCTGGCCGGCGGTGGGCGATGCGCCGGCTGGCGCGCTGTTGCAGGTGATTGACAACCAATGGGTGCCGACGTGAAACGACTGTTGCTGATCCCGGTGGGACTGACCGCGCTGGTGCTGGCGTGGCTGCTGTGGCTCAACCCGGCGGCGGCGGCCACGGTGACGATGACCAAGAACGGCGGCGGCAATTGGTCCGACCCCACGCTGTGGGATACCGGGACGGTGCCGACGGCGGATGACGAGGTGATCCTGGCCTCGACCGGGGGTGCGACGGTGATTGTCGATGTGCCGGTGACGGTGCAGCGCCTGGAACTGCGCGGCGCGACCATCGGCGGCTGGCAGACGCTCAGTGTCACCAATCAGACCCTCACTGTCACCGACGATCTGTATCTCTACAACTTCGCCCGGCTCAATCAGGGGCCGGGCGGGATCGTGATCGCCAACAGCTACCGCGTCGGCGGCGTGGCCAGCGGCGGCGCCGTGCTCAGCGAGGTCAGTTGGATCATCGCCGGCACCGCGACCAACCGGGCGGTGGTGCGCGGGCGCACCGCCAGCAGCGGGATTGCCACCGGTAACAGCAACGCCAACAGCCAGGAAGAGGAAATCCAATGGGCCTATGCCGATTTCGACCTGGACGGCAGCATCGTGTTGCCGCTCAAGGGCACCAACATCGCGCGCCTGTGGATCGATCACTGCCTGTTCGCCGGTACCGGCTACCTGGACTTCGGCATCTACATGCAAGGCGCGACCGGCGTGCGCATCACCAACAACGACTTTCGGTTCTCCGGGCAGAACCCGTTGGCGAAGGGGGTGTACGGCAACCTCGTCATCCGCCGCCAGGTCAGTCACCAGCCGGGCACCGACCAGCGGTTTTGGGGCAATGTGGTGTGGTGGACCCCCTACGGCAACGAGGAGGTCGGGCAAATCCAATTCAATTCGATGGGTGGCACCTGGGATATCCAGAATAACGTGTTCCAGGATGTGGTCAGCATCTACATGACCAACACGGGGCTATGCATCGGCCCGGACATCTACGATATCCACCACAATCTGTTCTTCTACACGCAGAACGTGCTGATTACCGGCGCCGAACTCCAGTCGTACTGCGGCGTGAAGCTGCACGACAATCTGTTTCTGGCCCAGCGCAGCAACAGCCACATCATCAAGCTGCGCGGGGTCGGTACCCCGGTGTGCGAAGGGCCGTGGGACTATGTGTATGACAATGTGTTCGACATCGCCGACGGCGGTGCCGACATCATCATGCTGGGGCACTCCGATGTGGAGGTGACCCGTAACCTGTTTCTGGGCCGGGGCACGGCGGTCAATGCCGGCCTGTCGATCAGCGGCAGCACCCGCGACATCATCGACCCGGAGAGCGTGAACTGCCAGGTGCTGGTGCGCCGCAACACCCTCTACTCGCAAGGCGCCGGCACCACACCGGGGGCGATGTACTGGAACGGCGAGACCAGCTACCACAACGGCGATCTGCGGTTCGCCAACAACCTGGTGGCCGACTCCGCCGCCTCGCTCAACTACGGCTATTCGGATCAGAATTTCTGGCTCGGCTCGCACTATGCCGACCTGCTCAAGTACGTCGACTACACCTGGTGGTGGAACGACAACGGCGGCGACTATGTGAAGTACCGCGTGCTGTCCGATCTGCTGACCGAAGGCGTCAGCGAGGGGTTCGGCAAGTTCGATCGCGAGGGCGATCCGCGCTTCAAGAACAAGCTGGCCCGCGTCGCGACCATGGACAGCTACCTGCAAGGCGACGAGCTGGGCAGCGAGACGCGGGCGCTGGAGGAGTTCAAGAAGCGCAACCAGAACGTGCCGGGCGAGGTGTTCAAGCCCTCCTACGTGGTGCAGTCGGCGCTGAACTACCTGCGCAACGCCTTCACCCCGCTGAATCTGGATCTGGACGGCAGCGGCCTGGACGGCGAGGACATCGGCGCGATCGACATCCAGGCGATCCCGAGCAGTCCGGCCGCGCCGACGTTGCGCAGCACGACCCCGGTGAGCATCAAGCTGGGCTGGCTGGAGCCGGTCGGCAGCGTGATCGAGAACTACGCCGTGGAGTACAAGCTGACCGATGCGGTGAACTGGTCGAACTACCCGGCCCTGTCGTATCGGTCCTACCTCACTGAGGCGCTGGAGGGCGGTGTGGAGGGCACGGTCGCCGGCCTGGAGACCGGGTTGTCGTACCAGTTTCGCGTGATGGCGCTCAGTAGCGCGGGGCAGTCGCCGTGGTCGACGGCCTCGGGCGTGCTGATCCCCTTCGGCCCGGCCGCGGTGCCGACCGGGGTGAGTGTGATCGAGGGCAATGCCCAGGTCGAAGTCGCCTTTGTGCCGCCGACCAACACCGGCGGCTTGCCGCTCTTGGGGTATCGCATCGACGCCACACCGGGCGGCGCCAGTGTGACCGGCACGGCCTCGCCACTGGTGTTGGCCGGGCTGACCAACAGCACGCGCTACACCCTGACGCTGCGCGCCTTTCACGAGGGCGGCGATGGGGCGGCGGTGACGTTTGCCGTCACCCCGCATGAGCCGATCCCGCCCCATGCGCCGGAACTGCTGACGTTGCGCCGGGCGCCGGGGGCGGCCTTCGACTGGCAGTATCAGTACGCCGCTGCGCCGACCGCCCCTGGGGAGACTTGCATCGAAGGCCAGCACGCCTGGGACGATACCTTCTTATATGTCTGCATCCCCGGCGGGCGCTGGGTCTATGTGCAGCCCAACAAACTGTGGTGAGGGATCTGACGATGACGACGCAATTCATTCGCCCCAGCGGCGACCCCGCGCACCGGGTGCTGCACCCGCATGGCCGCGCACTGGCGGCGGCGGGCGAGACGGTGGAGTGGTCGAGCTACTGGCAGCGCCATCTCAAAGCCGGGGCGATCGTGCTGGGCGCGGCGCCGAGCGCCGCGCCGCGCCCGGTCAAAGACACCAAAGAGGGTTAAGCGATGGGCGATCTGAGCCTGAACATTCCTTTAGATCTGCGCACGCCGGGGCAGTACATCGAGATCGATGCGTCGCGCGCGGTCGGCGGCCTGCCGATCCCGGATCGGCGCATCCTGCTGATGGGTCAGCGGCTGGCGACCGGCACGGTGGCGGCCGAGGTGCCGACGATGATCACCCGCGCGGCCCAGGCCGAGACCTACTTCGGCCGCGGGTCGATGCTGGCGCGGATGGGCGCGGCGCTGTTCGCCGGGCCGGGCCAGTATCGCGAGGTGTGGGCGGTGGCCTTGGAGGATGGGGCCGGCGGGGTGGCGGCCACCTGGACGGTGACGGTGAGCACGGTGTCGACGGGGCCGGGAACTCTGGCGCTGTGGGTGGCCGGCACCCGGCTGGCGGTGGCGGTGGATACCGGGCAAGCCGTGGCGACGACCGCGACGGCGCTGGCCGCGGCGATCAATGGCCAGAGCGATCTGCCGGTGACGGCGAGCGCCGCCGCCGGGGTGGTGACGGTGACGGCACGCCACAAGGGCGAGGTCGGCAACGGGATTGATCTGCGCATCGGGTATGCGGTGGGCGAGGCGCTGCCGGCCGGGTTGACGGTGGTGGTGGCCGCTGGAGTTTCCGGTACCGGAAATCCGTCGGTGACGGATGCGCTGGCGGCAATCGCCGGGGAACCCTTCTACACGCTGGTGATGCCGTGGACCGATGCGACCAATCTGGCAGCCTTGGAGAGCGAACTGGACTCGCGCTGGGGACCGCTGGAGCAGCGCACCGGCCATGGGTTCGCCGCGGTGTCGGGCACCCACGCGGCACTGATCGCGCTGGGGGATGCGCGCAACTCGCCGCATCTGAGCCTGCTCGGCACCGCCGGCTCGCCGTCGCTGCCGGCCGAGGCGGCGGCGGCCTGGGCCGGGGTCTGTGAGTATTACGGGTCGATCGATCCGGCCCGGCCGCTGCAATCACTCGCCCTGCCGGGGTTCCTGGCGCCGGCGGTCGAGCAGCGCTTTAGCCGTACCGAGCGCGATCTGCTGCTGCATCACGGCATCTCGACGGTGATCTATGGCGCGGATGGGGTGGCCTACCTGGAGCGGGTGATCACCACCTATCAGGGGACGCCCGGCGGGGTGGCCGATACCGCGCTGCTGGACTTGGAGACCAAGTGGACGGCCGATTACATCCGCTATGCGGTGCGCGCGCGCATCGCCACCCGCTTTCCGCGCCACAAGTTGGCCGATGACGGCACGCGCTTCGGGCCGGGACAGGCGATTGCGACGCCGCGGCTGATCCGCGCCGAGCTCATTGCGCTGTTCCGGGATCTGGAGGAGGCCGGCTTGGTGGAGGATGCGGCCGGCTTCGCCGAGGGCTTGCAGGTGGTGCGTAGCGGCAGCGATCCGAACCGGGTGAATGCGTTGTTGCCGCCCAACCTGGTCAACCAGTTCCGCGTCTTTGCCGCGGCCGTGCAGTTTCGGTTGTAGGAGGTTCTCATGGCGAACGGCTATCAGACGAGCGGGCGGTTTTGGGTGTATGTGAACGGCACCTTACTGCGCGCTAAAACCGGGATTACGGTCGCCGGCATCGGCGGCACCAGCCGCAAGCCGGTGGTGGGCGCCCAGGTGTGGGGCTTCAGCGAGGAGACGGTGGCCCCGAGCGTGGAGGGCACGCTGGCCGATACCGCCGACTTGTCCCTGATCGCGCTCAACCAGATCACCGATGCCACGGTGACGGTGGAGCTCGACACCGGCAAGACCTACGTGCTGCGGCACGCCTGGTGCGAGTCGGCGGTGGACCTGCAAGATGGCGACGGTGGGGTGAAGGTGAAATTTGGCGGGATGTCGATTGAGGAACAGTTATGAGCGACCAAGCGAACGACCAAGAGACGGGGCTGACCCTGGCCTATCCGATCCAGGCGCACGGCGAGGAGGTCACGTACCTGACGCTGCGCCGCCCGCGGGTGAAGGATCTGAAGCTGCTCGATGCGGCCCAAGGCGACGTGGGCAAGACCGCGGCGCTGATCGGCTCCCTGGCCGGGCTGACGCCCAAGGAGGTGGATCAGCTCGATGCCGGCGACTTCACCCGGCTGGGCCAGGCGGTGGCGGATTTTTTGCCGGGTGCCCAGCCAACTGGCGTGCCCTGAGCGCGGATTTGGCGGGGGTGTTTCACTGGCCGCCGTCCGAGTTGCTGGAGCTGGAGGTCAGTGAGTTGCTGGCCTGGCATGGGGAGGCCGGGCGGTGGGCGGGGGCGTAGGTTGGGGTGAGGAACGAACCCCAACAGGCCCGGTGGCCGCCCGTTGGGGTTCCTGCGTCACCCCAACCGACGGCCCTGCTCGCCGCGGCGCCCTAACAGGGCATCGCCGATCAGTCCGGCCAGGCCGATCATGATGGCCAGCACCAGCGTGAAGACGCTCCAGCCGACCAGCAGCCCCAGGGCCTCATCGAGGTGGTGGGTCTGGGGCAGAAAGAACGCCAGTGGGAGTGCCCAGATGAGCACGAGTCCGTAGCGAATGAAGCGCAGCATAGGTTACCCGTGAGTTCAGCCCTGACCCTTGGCATTATCGTCTCGCTGGTGGATCGCGCAAGCGGTCCGGCGCGGACGCTGGCCGCCAACCTCGACGCGATCGGCGTCAAGGCGGGCGCGCTGGCGGCCGGGCTGGCGGCCGGGATGGCGCCGATGATCCGCGCCTATGCGGACCTGGACGAGGGGGCGACGCGGTTGCGCGCCACGCTGATGGACAGCAGCGGGAAGGTGCCGGAGACCTTCAAAGCGCTGAGTGCCGAGGCGCTGCGCCTGGGCTCCACGCTGCCGGGCACCACCAATGATTTTTACCGCATGTTCGACGTGATGTTGTCGGGCGGCGCGACAGTGCAAGACATCCTCGATGGGCTGGGCGATTCGACCGCCTATCTGGGAATCGTGACCAAGCAGAACTACGAGGCGATTGCCAAGAGCACCACCAATCTGCGCGCGAGCTCCGGCGTCGCCGCCAAGGACATGATGCCGTTCCTGGATGTGATCCAGCGCGCGACCAAGATCGGCAGTAGCGTCGCGGACATGGAGATGACCTTTGCGCGCTCGGCGGCCGGCATCAAGGCCACCAACATCCAAGGGCTGGAGGCGAGCCAATCGCTGACCGTCCTGTACTCGATGCTCAACAAGATCACCAACTCCGCGGAGGTGACCGGCACCGCCTTTGGCTCGATGCTGATGAAGTCGATGGACCGCGAGACGGTCGATGAGGCCAACAAGGGCCTGAAGAAGTTTGGTATCACGCTCGACTTCGTGGACAAGAAGACCGGCCAGCACAAGGGGCTTCAGCACTTTATGGCGCAGTTGGAGAAGCTGCGCAAGCTCAACCCGGAGGAGCGGCTGAAGGTCCTCAACGATCTGTTCGGGGCGGATTCCGGGATTTCGTCGGTCGGCGGGGAGGTGGTGAAGATCGGCGCCAGTGGACTGGCAGCGGGGACCGCGGAGCTCGCCAAGCAGGCCAACCTGCAACAGCGGGTGAAAGAGATTCTGGGCGACACCAAGAACATCTGGGGGTCCCTGATGGGGACCATCGAGACCGTTGCGGCACTGCTGGCCGGCCCGCTGGTGGAGTGGGCCAAGCCGCTGCTCAATGACCTGAACGCGGTCATCGGCAAGGTGGGCGCGTGGGTGCAGGCCAACGAGCGGCTGGTGTTGATCGGCGGCCAGATCGCCGCGGGCCTGGTGGCGGCGGGCGCGGCGATTGCCGGGATCGCCCTCACGGCCAAGACGCTGGGCTTCCTGTTCGGCGGCAAGGGCGGCAAGGGCGGCCAGGGCGCACCGGGCGGTGGACTGCTGGACGCGGCCACCGGGGTGGTGAAGGTGTTTGTGACCAACTGGCCGGGCGGCGGGATCGACGGCCCGGACGGCGGCGGCAAGTCGGCCGACAAAGCGGGTGGCGCAGCGGGTACCAAGGCGGGCGCGCAAGGCTTCGGCCGGGCCATCGGCAATGTCGGCGCGCTGGGGCTGTTGGGCTGGGGCGGTGCGGCGCTGGCGGTCGGCGGCGCGGCCGGCTACGCCACCAACCGCGCGACCCAAGGCACCAAGTTCATGGACGGCATCGATTCCGGGGTGCGCTACGTGCTGGCGCGCTTGGGCAATACCACCGCCCAACTGGAGGAGCATACCGCGCAGGTGCGGCGCGCGGCGGCGGTCACCCCGGACGCCAACGCCCAGCGCTGGGAGCCCATCGGCAAGGTCAACCTCGGCCCGGCCGTCCCCACCCTCACCCCCGACCCCGCCGCCGCCCAGGCGCAAACCACCGCCGCGCAGACCCAGGCGAGCGCCGCGCAGACCCAGAGCACCGCCGCCCAACAGCACGGCACCGCGGCGCAGACCCAACAGCAAGCGGCGGACGCGGCCCAGAGTGCGGCCAACACCATGCAGTCCGCCGCCAACCAGTTACAGAACATCAACGGCACCATCACGGTGCGCGTCACCGGCCCGGCGCAGGTCACCGGGGTGAGTGCCACCGGCCCGGTGGAGATCGCCGCCAGCGCCGACCAGCGCGGTCCGACCATGGGGGGCCTCTGATGAGCTGGCGCGACCGCCTGCTGCCGGCCAGCTTCCGCGGGGCGCGTTTCTTCGTCGCCAAAGACACCCGCCAGGGCGGGCGGCGCATCGCCGTGCACGAATACCCGTTGCGCGACATCCCCTACGCCGAGGACCTCGGCCGCAAGGCCCGCACCTACGCCATCGAGGCGGTGCTGGTCGGGCCGAATTACGATCGCGATCTGGCGGTGCTGCTGGCCGCGCTGGAGGCCTCCGGCAGCGGGCTCTTGACGCATCCGACCTATGGCCTGGTAGCGGTGTGCGTGCAGGGCTTCAGCAGCGCGCTGTCGAGTGCCGAGGGCGGCGTGGCGCGGGTGCAGTTGGATCTGGTGGAGGCCGGCACCAACACCCATCCGCTGGCGTTGCCCGATTCCCTGGCCG